TCATTCCATTTTCATGGCGAAGTTTGACATAAGAAAGAAACGCTATTTGACGAGTGCGCATTTCAATGGCACCAGCACCAATCTGAATTCCCTTGTCCCAGTAGTGTCCAAAGTCTTTAGTGGCTTTGTTACTAGCATCAAACAAGTCTGAGCTGTACACATGGTTCTTCTTGGCATACTCAAATGCTCCCTTCTCTACAGGAGAGAGGGTACCACCATTAAGTTCATTCCAGGCAGTGTTAATAGCATCACCCAGATAGCGGTAGCCAGTACCAGCATCAAATGACTTCTCCAGTCCACGACCTTTTAGGAATGCCATCATAGCAGGAGAGGAAGTGAATGGCTGAACCAAGTTCATAGCCATAAATCCGATGTTACCAAACCCTAACAAGATGCCGTTCACAAATGACTTAGCCTTAGCAGGAATCTGACGCATAATGGATGGACCAACTCCAGCCTTTTCAAATGCTGCTGCGAGTGCTTGGTCTAAGTGCTTGCCAACCAACCCCGGATTGTTACCTAAAGCATGTTGCACATAATCTTCAGACCATGCCTTAGCATTAGGCATATCCAAGCCATTAGTTTTATGCAGAATGGGCTTTAGTTCTTGTACTGCCTTAGACATGTTAGCCCACTCAATCATGCGTTCAGCATAATTGATTTGAGCTTGCATACCATCACGGGCGTTCTCCACAGCATTGGAAAGTTCCTTACGGCCCTCCATACCAGTGATGCCCTTCTTCGCCATAGTGTGTGTCTTAGCATTCATGTAGTTAAACGCATCTTTAGACAAGATTTCATTCACATGATCTGCCAGCAAACGTACATCTGGATTGTCCTTGCTAATAAGGTCCAACATGGCTGTGAAGCCTTCTGTAGCGTTCCCTTTAGCACTAGAGCCACCATAATACTTCTCTTCTCCCATAACCCATTCAGGGTGGGCTTCCTGAAGCTTCTGCATATCCGAGTTGAGGCGGATAAGGTTTGGAAAACTCTAGGCCTTACAGGAATGCACGAAGCTAAGGAAAAGTCTAAGCTTTGGGAGAATGCTCAAATCAATAAATGGTATGCTGACAAGCAGAAGTCTGTTGTAGAACAAGCTACTAAGCAGTTTGCTATGGACTCAACCATACCTAAGGACTTTGCTACTAAGTTCATTAAAGTGCAGGGTGACCCAGCTACGCTTGAGTCTCTGCTTAACAAGATGATTTTTGAGGGAAGTGTAGACCAAAAAACTGCACAGACGTTGTACAACGCTACCGCAGGTACAATTGCCTCAACTCATAAACTTCTACGCCTACAAGGACAAGAATGAAAACATCTAAGAATGGACTAATTACCCTCCACGAAAGGGAGGGGGCTAGGCATAAGGCTTACAGAGATACTAAAGGTATTTGGACAATTGGGGTCGGTCATACGGGTCCAGAAGTAGTCGAAGGGCTAGTCTGGACTGATGAGCAAATTGACATGCAGCTACAGAAGGATGTTGCTATAGCTGAAGGATGTGTGAATAAGGCAGTGAAAATTGCATTGACACAATTTCAGTTTGACGCCTTAGTTAGCTTTGTGTTTAATGTGGGTGTTGGTGCATTCCAGCGTTCGACTATGTTGAAGAAGCTCAATGCGGGTGACATAGCAGGTGCCACTAAAGAGTTTGACAGATGGCATATTCCCCCTGAGATAACTTCTCGTAGGAATAGTGAGAAGCTCCAGTTCGCTGGCGCATAAAAAAAGCCCGTAGGATGTTAAGTCCTACGGGCTTTTCTTTTGTCTAAAATTTATATGTTTTAATACCCATCCCTGTGAATGGGTCTATTTTACTGGCGGCTTCCACTGCCTGCTTAGGGCTAGCTCCTACCTGCATAGCTCCTAGTGCAAAGGACGACCCACTACCGATTGAGGCAAACTTAGCATCAATAAGAATCCAGTTGGTTACTGAAGTAAACTGAAATATCTTACCTGATTCAGAAAGCACCAATCCCTGAGTATTTCGAAGCCTAGGGGGTTTGGGGTAGAGTTCTGGATGTTCATAGAAGTCTACAACATCTATAATTTCTCCAGCATCACCAGCAAAACCAATCATGAATGGCTCTGGGAAAAACTCCTCATTGCCAGCAAACTTAAACACCTTAGTTTTACACTTGGTCTTTTGAGTTCCACTGACAGTGATTTGCAAATCCGCTGCCATTTCTTCTTTGTTACAAACAACAGTTGTTATTAGATTCTCCTATACGCCACAGCTACCGCCGTGGCCGGTTATGTCGCAAACATCGTGTTCTTCAAACACAGTTCCCTTGTTCCTTACGGCGTCTTCATAGGAACATTCCGTGATGGGTTGTCCTCCACGGCTTCCATCTGGATAACAAGTGAAGCCTCGCAACCGGGGAGCATACGCTGCAAGTACTTTGGTAAACTCGTCAACACGGCTTTCATTGTTCGCTTTGGTGCCCCATGCAGGTAGGTTGATGGTAGAACTAATGGACATGTCAACATAATCTTGAATGTCTGCTTGGAAAGCAATACGTCTTTCATAATCGGTACTTAGTTTATATGCTGTGTCTATTTCGTCGGGCTTAAGTCCATACTCTTTGACCAATCGGTCTGCTGTGGCATCGACAACATATTCATATTTCCATTTTGTTCCATCAGTGAGATAACGGCGTTTATATGCGACTGCAAAAAGGGGCTCAATTCCTGTAGTTGTTGATGCAAGAATTCCGATGGTTCCAGTCGGAGCAATTGCTCGATATGCCACTGGGCGACTGATAAAGAAACGATCGCAATGCTCATCTGCTGCTCGCTTTGATTCATCTTTATAAATCTGCAACCATTGTCGCAGTTCCTTTGTTACTTCGTATTTCTGTCCACGCTGTAGTAGCCACTCATGGATGCCCATAAGCCCAAGACCCAACCGGCGATTTTTCTCTCGAACTTTGTAAACTTTGTCGTAAGGCAAGTCTGCTCGGAGAGTTCCACAGACAAGGAACTTGGATGCAAGAGTAACCACGTTTCTGAATTCTTCCAGAGAAGAAATATTTCCAAGGTTAATGCTACCAAGATTACACACGTCACTGTCATCCTCGCTAGTAACCTCTGTACAAGCGTTACGAAGAGTTTCATTTTCTTTCTCAAAGAAGTTAAAGGAGAATCCAGGTTCACCAGTTTCCATCGCTTGACGAACATTCTGTTTAAAGACAGCATTCTCATGTAGGCTATTCTCTAGGACAATACCTTTAACTTTAGTGTATCCACCCAAACTCTCAGTGTCATAGTTGACACTAATGTTTGTCATGTCTAGGGGTGCGGGGGTGTTGAAATCCGCTTCTTTAGCTGCCTTGACTCCTGGTGTCCAATTCTTGATTCCAAGAAATGCAGGAATGTCCTCATGTTTCCAATTAAGTGAAGCATATATAGCTGATCTGCGGCTTCCGCCTTGCATAACGTTTCTACCAATCTCGTTGATAGCTGACATGAGTGGGAGGGGTCCAGAAGCAGTTCCTCCAGTTCGGCCAAGAGCTTTACCAGAAGGTCGTAGTTTGCTGTAGTCGATTCCAATTCCGCCCCCTGTCATTAGACAGGACATAGCCCGCCATGTTACATTACTCCACTCTTCTCGCGTATCTTCTTCTGCCCTCAAAAGATAGCAGTTATTGTAAGCCTTATATGGTCGGCCTGCATAATAGAGGTAACGTCCTCCGGGCATAAACCGCATTGACTTAATATGCTCTGTAAGCTCGGCTCGTTCTTGACTTGACATGAGGGCTGTTTGAGTATTCCATCGTGTTCCACATACGTCTTCCACCAGCCTTTCTGCGAGGGCATCCCATGTATCGTTAGGACCTTGGGCATACTTCTGCTTGAAGATATTTGCTGCAAAGGTTGTTTTAAATCGTTCGACAATCATCGTTCTTTCTGTGCCCTAATTCGGTTAAGTTTACCTAGTTGTTTTTCTAATGCATCCAAGACTTGGTCTATACTTCCAGATGCCTGTACATGGTAGAAGCCATGCTCATCTACTGTGAGGTAGTTGGGACGGCTCCCAATAATTTCAGCAGCATTAATTAGCTCATCAAAGTCTTCTTGCATTTGTG